CATTTCATATTTTACTCTAGCCATATTATATATCTCGTTTTAATGCCTCAACAACAAGAGATAATGCTTGAGGTGCAATTTTTTGTTCACTTGATACTACGGCAGACACCTGATCTGCAAGCCATAAAGTCAATAGTTGTTCAGCATTGACATTAAATAATTTAGATAAAATAGATACCTGCTCTTTTTTTGCTCTTCTCTCACCTTTTTCTATTTTGCAATAAGTCGCAGTATCAATATCTAAAGCCGCTGCTAATTGTCTCTGTGGCATCTGATTCTGAACACGAAGCTCTTTAATACGCTCTGAAAACATAAATTTACTCTTTTGTGTCTTGACATTATTTGGCAAAAGTACAAATAATATTTGAGCCATGGGCTATATTCCCAGACCTTTTTTATGCTGACCTTTCCGACTTTGGAGGAAAAAGATTCCAGCAAGTAGTTTTGGAACGCCGAAAACATTTCGGGCGTCCCAAAACACAACTTGCTATGTTCGTTTGAACATAAGATTTAAGTATCGAAATCACGACTAAAAATAGAAGAATAATCTTTGATAAGATGCTTATTTGAGATTGGTCATATTATTTGTTGTTTCCAACAAGTAACGGTCGGTTGGTTGGTTTGCCCAATTATTGGTTAGCATCATGGTCGGTTGGTCTCTAAGCCGTCAAGAAAAAAACCGGTCAACAGAATTGCAGGAATGAACAGCACCTTGCCTATCGGTAAAGCACGACATTCCGACAAGGCGAAAACGGTGTTCCAAAAACACCGCCAAGGGAAAAAGATTATTTTCTGGAGGGAGTGCAGTTTCCCGTTTGCCACAATTTTTTATGTGTCCTATAAAAGCACCTCACTCGGTTTTGAATGAAATTCTATAAACAAATAATGATAGACATATATGCCTATTCAATAGTTTTGTCTTTGACGATTCTTTTCCGTCAGTCGTTTGTTTCCGTAGCCGTCAGTGTCCATTGTACAGACGTGAAAGGGAAAAGGTTTTCGGGCTGAATACGCTCTGGAAGAGGAAGATTCTGCCCGAAACGGCGCAGCCGCCTGACCTTTTCCCTTTCAATAAAGTCTGTACTAACTTAATGGACGAGCAAGGAAACAGGCGACTGACGGTCCGTAATTTTCATATCGACCTACAAATGCTTTTCTCCATATCTCCCAATTTTTCAGAGAGTTGTTCCATGTCCTGACTTATCTTTTGGGCGGTTATCTTTGCGTAGATTTGGGTCGTCTTTATGTTGGTGTGCCCCAACAGTCTGCTTACGGTTTCAATCGGTACTCCATTGGATAATAAAATGGTGGTCGCCGCTGAATGTCTTGCAACATGATAGGTCAGATGGGCTTTTATACCGCACAATTTGGCAATGGTTTTCAACTTCTTGTTGCAAGTCGTATTGCTCGGCATAGGGAATACCTTGTTGTCTTTTGTCATGCCTTTGTACTTCTCTATGATACGTCTGGGTACATCTAACAGACGGATATTGGATTCCGTGTTGGTCTTCTTTCTTCGGGTGATAATCCAAAGGTTTCCGTCAAAGAATGTCTGCAAATTGTCATTGGTCAGGTTCTTGACATCAGAATAGGACAAGCCAGTGAACGTGGAAAACAGGAACAAGTCCCTGACAAGTTCATGTGTCTTATCGGGCATCTCGGTGTCCATCATTGTGTGTATTTCCTCTTTCGTGACATATCCTCTGTCCACACTTTCGGGAGAGTTAATATACCCAGCAAAGGGATTGAAAGGCAGACGTCCGTCATTCCGCGCTATGGAAACGATGTGTTTCAGCACAATCATGTAGCCCCATATAGTATTGGTACGGCATTTCTTTTCAGTGCGCAGGAAATACTCGAAGTCGTTAATGAAAGAGAGGTTCAACTCTTTCAGAGGAATATCCTCACGTTTGTAGGTATGAGGCAGGAACTCACGGATATGTTTGCAGACGGTCACATAACGCTGGAATGTTCCTTTTGCCCTGCTGTATCCTACTTTCTTGGCAAACTCGCTGTTGTGCTGGTCAAAAAGTTTCAATAAAGTCTCCTGCTTGACACCGATACCGAGATAGGCATCTTTTAATTTGGCGGCAGTGACATACCCATCAGTCTGCATCAGCTCTTGATAACGGCGGTTTACTTCCACCCGGATTTTATCAACGGCAATGTTGATTTTCTGTGCTTCGATGCTCTTGCCCGAGGCTCTGTTGTTTTTCACGTCCCACAGACGCAAAGGCACATCCATCTTGCAGCTGAACTGCTTGATTTCTCCGTCCACCGTAAGGCGGCACATCAAAGGCAGGTTGCCATTAGGCTTCTCGCTACCTTTCTTTACGTAAAATAATACTTTAAAGGTACTTCGCATAACTCACTTTTTTATGGTTACAAAATTAATTCATAGTGAGTTACAGACAGTTATGACAAATAATGCAAATTGCAGAAATATAGCCACTTAGCAACACGTTTTGACTATATCACTCGGTAATGATGTGGTAACTGAACATTTGCATCATTACGCTATATTACGGATTCCTTCTGCCTTTCATTAAGAGTGAAATATGGCGTAATAGCCACATTCTCAACCTATTTTCTGCACTTCTCCGCTTTCTATTACTTCGTTACGTGTTTATTTTAAGTCCTTTTCGTTTATAAGGCTCATCCTTCCGTATTTCCCGCAGCTGTTCTGCTGCCCGCCTCATTGTTTGCAGTTTTCGGACCTGGCTGCGGAATACAGCTTCGGTCTGCCGGAAATCCTGCCGCAGGCGCACGTTCTGCCCCTCATCCGAGAGCGGGTCTATGTCGTGCCGGCAGCAATAATAGAGCGATACGGTATCGGTCATCTGCACGAGCGTTCCTTTGTCGTGCTGTATGGCAGGCCCCAGACATTCGAGCAGGTAGCGGGTTTTGTCCTGCCCGGAAGTGAAGTGCAGGCCGCGCATATCCTCCATGTCGTAGCGTCCGAAGGTCAGTATCGGCATGCCTCGCTTGCGGATGGATGCGTGCTGTATGCTGTCTATGAACTGCCGGAATCCTGCCTCTCCGATACCCTCGGTCGATATGTCGTACACCTGCATTCCGGGGCCCAGAGCCACGTAAACGCTGCCGTGAAGCTGTTTCTCTATCATGGCTGTACGGTTCGTTAGAGAGTTATTCCGGTTTTGCGGTTTATTGAGCGCCGGGCCACATGCACCTCTTTTCTGTCCGGTTGCGGTTTTCGCAGGCCGGGGTACATTCGTGCCAGCAGCGCTGCGGCGACTGCGCGTCCGTCTTCACCCATCGGATGTATTAAGGAATCGGGGTGTCGGAGCGCCGTTCCCGTTCAATCTGCCGGTACGAACAGTTCGGGCAGCAGCCGTCCGTGCTCCCGGATGTGCAGCAGTTGTACGATGCGCCGATTGTGGGGCGTAACGTACAGGTGCCCGACCCCGTTTTGAGCCACGAATCGCAGGTAGTGCTCCAGGTCAGGAGCCATGTCGAATACCCCGTGCGGGATGGCGTAAGGCAGCACCACCTTTTGCTCTATCGTTATTCCTTCGCCCGGTTTTTTGCGTGTTCGGTGCAGGGCGGAACGTATTCCGGTCTCCAAAGGTGCGACATCATAAAGGGCAAGTCTTTGCATGGAATATTCCTGTCGGAAGTAGTCGCGGGCCTGCCGCTGGAGAAAGAGCCGCAGGGCTTCGTGCGAGGCGAAGAGCCAGCACGTGCCGTCGCAGTCGGCCAGCGGTACGGTCGGGAACGGTGCCATTCCGCAGCGTATGACGTTGATGCCGGGGCCGTATCGTAAATCGTGCAGGTAATCGGCATCTTGACACAGTGCCATATGGGAGCCGTCCGGGGAGAGCGGGTCGAGGCCCTTGTCGCGGCAGTAGGCCGCCGTGCGCAGCCGTACGGCGGCATCGGGAACGGCTCCGAACGAGCGGACGCTCTGCGGTCCGAAGGTCTGTTCCTCGAAGTCCGGCCCCGTTGCCGGGAAACGGAACATTCACAAATCAGGCAGGAAGCGGTCGCAGGCGAAGTAATCGATGTTGGCGTCGATAAAGTGCCGCCAGGAGGTTTGCGTCCCGTCGTTGCGCTCGAAACTTACGGGACGGTACAGCGGGTCGAGCGTCAGACAGGCCCCCGGCGTGGTATCTGGAATCGTTGTCATGGCTGGAACGGTCGTTTTCATTTAGCAAATGGTTTTATCGTGCCCTTTGGTGCTCTTGCGTCCGGGTCCCCGGCGTGCAGGAGGCGGAGATAAGGTTTCCGTTTCGGCTCCGGTATTTTGTGCTGTTTCCCCGAACGGTATTCTATATCCGGGAGAACGGGCCGGCGTAATATCCGAAACGTCTGCACGCGGCTCGGGTCTTTCGGCCTCGGCTTCGAATCTGCCGCTGCGGATGCCGTAGTCGGCCGCCAGAATGTCGCAGGCTATATCGCGCGTCTGCCGTTGGAGCGCTTCGTACCCGAAATCGTGGTGCGAGGCGGGATTGTCCGCACGGGCTTCGAGTGCATCCCGAATCTTTTCGGCCAAAGCCGCAAAGCGTCCCTCGTAACCGAAGGGATGAAAATAATCGGCGGCCAGATGACCGGCATAACCATTTTCTGCAATGTACAGCAAAGAGGC